AATCTGCGGAAGCGTACCTCCGTAGATGCTCCATCCCTGAGTGCTGCGCTGCGGCTTCTCAGACTGAGTGCCGATGACGGATGCACGGACGAGGATAGGCTGTTTCTTCACACCCTGCTTCCACTCGCGTTCGTTTGTGGGCTGGCCCCATGATGCGTAGTTACGCCATAAAGCCTTGTTGTACTTGGCATTGGCGTTGTCAAGGATAAGGCCAAAGTTCTCAGCGTCTACATAGGAATGAAGACCACTGATACCATAAAGATTAACTTCTCTCATAGTCTAATCCTTTCTTTTACTTACGGTTACTGAAACGGAAGAAGCAGCCAGCCTCACGCAGGGCAGCCTTGATGCTGTCGGTGATGGGAGGCATGCGACGCTCAAGGACGGGCTTGTCGATGCAGTTCCAACATGCGTCGACATCCATTGCATAGGCGTCTCTGTCCGCAATCTGATTGTCACAATAGGTCAGTGCGTTGGGCACCACCTTTACCTTAGAGTCGTTTCCGGCCTCTGCGAGGACTGCGCCTTCGCTGATACCTGTAATGGCATCGAGCGTGATGACGTCCTTGTCCGATGCAGACGCATCGACTTCCGATACTGTAGCCACGTTTGCGGCTGCTGCTGAAAGGTCGTCGCCAAGGACGATGAGCTTCATGCCAACCTTTGCCACAGAACCAGTTTCGAATTTCTCGACGGTGATCTTTTTCTCTGCTGCCTCGACAGCAATCACCTTGAAGGTGTAGAGTGGAACGATTGAGCGAACGCCTGCGGTCTCGTCTACACAGACTGGAGTGCCTGCAGGAAGAACGTTCGGATAGTTGGGCATGTCCTCAAGCTTCATGTCGAAACCGCCGACAAGCAGCGTGGGCTTTGCCTCGTAGCACTTGCGCACGCCACCCCAACTCTTGCTCCACTGCACGTAGTTGTTAAGTGTTCCTGTTCTCATTGCTAAGAAATTTTGTGAATAATGTTAAAAGTCTCGTTTATGCCTCATTGGAATCCTTTCTCAAGCTCTGCCTGATAGTTGGAACTCTCCTCGGCCTCCTTCTTCAGGGCTTCGATGCGCTCCTTGACGAACGATGTGTCACCGCTGCCGCCTGCGCCGCCGTTGCCCTTGCCTCCAAAGGCCGGAGCACCCTCGCCGTAGAACTTCTTGTAGTTGGCCTCGTAGTCACGCTCGGCCAGAACCTTCAGCTCGGCAAGGTTGGGTTTCTCCCCTATCTGAATCTGTCCGACGACGAGGTCTACGACGGCTTCACCGTTGGCCTTGCGACCGACAAGGTATTCCTTCAGCTGCTCACGGATGGCACTATCACGGGCGCTCTTCTCTCGCTCGTTGTAGGTGTTGATGAACGTGTTCACCGTTCCGGTCAGCTTTCCGATGACACCATCCTCGGCAGTCAAGCCGCCGACCGCCTTGGCGATGGCTTCGGCAATCTTGGTGTCGAGATCCTTCTCGTCCTTCTTCGGCTCTTCCTTCTTCGGCTCTTCCTTCTTTTCGGGATGCTCCTTCTTGTAGTCCTCGATGGCCTTGGCAACGGCCAGCGTAATCTTGTCGCTCACCTCCTGCTCATGCTGCTTCTCATAGTCCGCCTTGTACTTCTCCACGAATGCCTTCTCGTCGAAACGCTTCTGGCCTGCGAACTCCTTGAGCACGGCAAGGACGGGCTTGTAGGTGTCGTCGTTCACCTTGTCGTCCTCCTTGAAGGAGTCGAGGTAAAGGGACGAGATGCCGTCAAACGTGCGGTCGCTGATTACTGATGCTGTGTCGTTGCCCAGCTTCTCTTTCAGATTCTGAATCAAAATGTCTTTCTCCATAATGATGTGTCTAGTTTTTGTGTTGGTTGAAATTACCTGCTCTCTGCAGGATTCATCCACAAAATTAGGAGATTCGCATACGTGCGCAATACGATTAAAGAAAAATGTTAAGAAAAAATTGAAAACATATTGCAACACAACTATTTATGGATATTTTTGCCAATAATTCTTTTAATTTTTCAGTATGAACGGATTGACAGGTCTCTTTACGGCTAACGGCAAGCAGATATACTCCACGGAGTATGTCGAGAAGCTGCGTGCCGAGGAGGAGAAAAAGAAAGTTTCAAGGTTCTTCATCGCCCAGAAAGGAGCGCAGGAGAACGACCTGCACAGCACGGTCGACATTTTGGTCACGGGAGGGAACCGTGGCGGTGGAAAGGCGAACCCGTATTACACCCCGGTCATGACGCCGAACGGGTTCGTGAAGATTGGAGACCTTCAGGTGGGCGACAAGATTTGCACGCCATACGAAGGCATACAGGAGGTATCTGGCATATACGACCAAGGAGTGAACACGGTGTACGTGCTGCACTTCGACGACGGGACGGAGGTGAGGTGCATGGACAACCACAGGTTCTGGGCAAGGGCTCATGCGGACGAGCCGTTCATGGTATGGACGGCGAGGGACATCTTCGACTTGTACAAAATCGACGTCAAGCCGCCGTATGCGCACAGGTCAAGAGTGATTTTCGATGTCGAGGTTCCAATCTGCGGAGAGGTCGAAATGAACGAGCACAAGACGCCATTAGACCTGCCGATACATCCTTCACTCGCCGGCTATGCAATCGGCGACGGATTCAGCTCATTCGAGAATGGAGGAGTCTACACTCCAAATGCATACGACGGAAAGTTCTTCACCAGGTTCGGCTACAAGATAAGGAAGAACCGCTTTACGAAGCGATACGTCATTGCAGGCTTCACGAACGAGCAGAAGAGTGCCGTGACAAGGGTGAGGACAGGCAGTCCTGTGAGGATTCCGAAAGAGTACATGTGCGCATCCATAGAGAGCAGATGGTATTTCTTGAGGTCGTGCTTCTTCAAGTGCGGAAAGGCGTTCAAGAGACATCCGAGCTACGAATCCAAGAACAAGGCATTCGTCGAGGACGTTGCGCAGATGGCGCGTTCGCTCGGGGCATGGGTGAAAGTGAATGAGATTACAGACGATCCGAAGAAGGTCGGTGTGTGGCGGGCGCATATCATATTCCCGGATGACAAGAACGTATGGGCTGTCCCCCTCAGGGCAAAACAGGCGAAGACGAACTTCGAGCTTCCGAGGAAATGCCCAGTGGAGCCTGATGACGCATGCTTCACGAAGAAGCTGCTGTGGGTCTCAAAGGCGGAGAAGAAGACAAGGTGCCTGTGCATCACGGTCACTGGAGACGACCACCTCTACATGACAGATGCGTTCACCGTCAACCACAACACGGCACTCATGCTGATGGAAGGCCTGTACGACATAGACAACAGACACTTCAATTCCGTCCTTTTCCGTAAGAACAAGGACGATTTCGACAATATCGAGAACGAGAGCAGGCGATGGTTCGACAAGCTCGGCAAGTACAACAAGTCGAAGGACGACATGACGTGGAACTTCAAGACTGGGGCGAAGATGTCGTTCGACACTTTCGACATGGACTGGAAGGACTTCGACGCGAAATACAGGGGGCAGCAGTATGCCTACATAGGTGTCGACGAGTTCCCGCAGATGCCGTTCGAATACCTCAAGATCCTCATGGGAAGCAACCGAAACACCATCGGTGTTCGCTCGAGAATCCTCGGGACATGCAACCCAGACCCGCTTTCGTGGATGAGGGTGTTCATAGACTGGTGGATCGGGAAAGAGGACACCATTTACTCAGACGGGCTGACGCACCCAGAGAGGAAGGGATTCCCGATTCCAGAGCGGGACGGCGTCATACGCTACTGCTTCATGGGAGCTGCGGAGTCAGTGGACGGTATAATATGGGGTGACACGCCAGAGGAGGTGTACGAGCAGTGCAGGAGCGAGATAGACTCCAGATGGGATCCATCGCTTGAGGAGTTTGGCTACGACAAGATGACCTTCGCTGTGAAATCCGTCACGTTCATAAAGGCATCGATACAAGAGAACAAGGCGCTGCTGAAGAACGACCCCGGATACATCGCGTCCATCCTCAACAAGTCACCTGAGGAGGTGGCGAAGGAATGGGACGGAAACTGGGACGTCATACGGACGAGCGACGACATGATACAGCCGTACCACCTTGAGAAGATATACGGCAACGCGAAGATGCTAGGTGACGGAGTGAGGCGTGCCACATGCGACGTGGCGGGCGACGGAGGCGACAACTGCGTGACGTGGCTGTGGATAGGCTGGCACGTCGCAGACCTCTTCGTATGCAGGCGAGACCTTTACACGACTCCAACCCTCCTGCGTGCGAAGCTTCAGGAATGGGGAGTGCTTGAGGAGAACTTTGCCTATGACCTCAACGGAGTCGGGCAAGTCCTCAAGGGCGCGTTCCCCCGTGCCGTGAAGTTCAACAACGAGGAGGCTGTAGACTTGAAGTTCAAGTTCCTGTACGACAACAAGAAGTCCCAGTGCGCCTACAAGTTCGCCGAGAGGACGCAGCAGGAGGGATGGAGTATCGAATACTCGCTGCTTGGCAGGAAGTACAAGATGGGGAAGGACTTGCGATACCTACGCGACATTCTTCAAGTGGAGAGGAAATGCGTCAAGCAGGACATGGCGAAGTCGGACAGGGGATGGTGCATCATCAAGAAGGAGCAGATGAAGAAAAGAGAGTGCGTAGGACACTCGCCGGACTTCTTCGAGGCGTTGTTCATGAGGGAGATATTCGACCTGAAGTCCACGTCGGTCAGCATCCCAACATTCCTGCAAGGGAAGATGCTGCACAGAAGGGTAATCGCACCAAGAAGGCTAATAAGTTCATAAATTCATACAGATATGGCAACACAGGAAAATCTTCTGAGAGGGCTTCTGACGAAACGCCCGTTCTACAGGACAAAGCCCGATTCGCTTGGAATCAGCGGGCGGGAGCTTACCAACATTGCGGAAAGGAGCATGACGGCTGACAAGGTCATACGCTCCGAGGTCACGCAGGCAGACTTCATCCGTGAGCTTGATACGGACTCCCATGCAATCAACAACAGGGAGCTGTACAAGGCTTACACACAGAAGGACGAGGACGGCCTGTACTACGAGGTGGACATACCACGCTACGCCTTCCCGTTCCAGCAGGAAATCCTCGACGACCGCCTTGCAAGGCTCACGGGCAACGACATACAGTTCGACCTCGCCGACATCGACAAGGGGGAAAAGGGCTACGAGACATACGACAGGTTCAAGGCGGGATGGGCCGACAAGGGCATGGAGCGTGCATGGCACTTCCTCGCAAAGTCTGTCCTTTCCACTGGCGACGGTGCTTTCGTCGGGATACTCGACCAAGGCAAGTTCTATTGGAAGGTCTTCTCGTTCACGGACGGCGACGTGCTGTATCCGCACTACAACAGGACGACTGGAAGAATGGACGTCTTCGCAAGGCTGTACCAGAACTACGACGACCTTGGAGTGACAAGGAACTACATCGACGTATGGGACGACACGCACTATTTCCGTTTTGTAGACAAGTCTCAGGGGAACGGCGAGAACAGCGAGCAGAAGCAGCAGAAGGTAGGTGAGTTCAACGTGGACGGATACGAGCTTGAGTTCAGCAAGCCGCACGGCTTCGACAGGATACCAGTGGCATACAAGCGTAACGACTCAGGCCCATGCTGGTCTCCAGTACAGGAGCTCATCGATCACTACGAATCGTCCTTCAGTCGCCTTGCACAGAGCAACCATGCGTTTGGCCTTCCCATCATGTACTTGAGAGGCGAAGGGAAGGAGATGGAGGAAATCGCCACCTCAGACATGTCCTA